TACCTTTTGTAAAGAAGGCTGCTTATCGTTACATGCAGTTTGACCCTGAGAACTACCCTGTTGCTGACTACAAGTTTAATGCTAGTAGCACTCTAGGGATTATAGCGAGGGAATACGAGGTTACTCAGTTAGTTCAGTTGCTACAGACGATGAAGCAAGACTCTCCGCTCTATGCCACGTTAGTTGAGTCTATTATCGACAACATGAATCTGTCTAACAGAGAAGACCTCTTAGCAGCTATGAAGCAAGCTATGGAGCCGAACCCAGAAGCACAGCAAATGGCAATGGCGGCGCAGCAAGCACAACTTGAGTTCCAGCAGTCACAAACAGCAGCACTTACAGCACAATCTCAAGAGTCGGCAGCTAGAGCAGTTAAACTAGCTATTGAAGCAGATATAGCACCAAAAGAACTGCAAATTGATCTCATTAACGCTATTACCCGAAACTTGAAAGAAGGTGATGGTGAAGATAAAGAGTTTGATCGTCGTTTAAAGACGGCCCAGACTCTCCTTAAAGAAAGAGAAATCAAAGGAAAAGAAAATGCTAACAGACCTAGAATTGCAACGCCTCCTCAAGGACGTAGACAAGTACCTCAAACCGAAATGGGATCGCTTAGAAGTCTTGGAGAAGATGTTCTCTAGTACACAAGAACAACCTAAGAAGAGAGGCCGTCCCGCAAAGGTAGTGTCTGACTCTTTTGGTCAAGGTTAATGGCAAAAGACTCAAGATTAGAAAGAATTGGGGTTAGTGGCTACAATAAGCCTAAAAGAACACCCAGCCATGCCACTAAAAGCCATGTAGTTGTGGCTAAGTGTGAAGATGGTAGTGTAAAAACTATTCGTTTTGGTCAGCAGGGCGTTAGCGGTGCGGGGAGTAACCCTCAATCTGCTAAAGACAAAGCTAGAAGGAAGTCTTTTAAGGCTAGACATGCCAAGAATATTGCAAAAGGCAGGTGTTCTGCGGCATATTGGTCAAATAAGGTTAAGTGGTAGGAGGTTAGATGGCTGCGGGAATGAAGCATTACAAGCGTGACGGGACTCTATTTGAAGGCAATACGCATAAGATGGGTAATGGCAGTTTGCATTCTGGCAAAAATCACGGAAAAACGTCAGTAAAGCTTTATCATTTCAAGGATCTTTCAAAAACATCTCAAAAAAAAGCCAAAGGTAACTAATGAGTCTTTATAGAAACATTAATAACAAAAAGAAGGCCGGAAAAGTGATGAGAAAAAAAGGAAGCCCAGGCGCACCCACTGACCAAGCCTTTAAAAATGCTGCTAAAACAGCAAAGAAAAAGAAAAAGAAAGTAAAAAGACCATATTAGATAACAAAGGAATGTTATGACTCCAGAGCTTGAAACCTATTATAATAACTATAACGAGTTATTTAACCATGAAGGCTTCAAACAACTCTTAAAAGACGTTTCTAGTAATGCTGATCGTATTTCTGATATACAATCAGTAAAAGACTTAGAAGAGTTATTCTTTAGAAAAGGCCAAATTGCTGCCTTTAACTCAATTATCAACCTAGAAGGTACAATTGAGGCAGGAAGAGAGCAAGTGGAAGAAGAAATCTCTGAATAAAACTAGCTTTAAAGTCTATGAAAGTAGGCTGGAAAGAGTAGAATGTTAAAAGTTTACGATTTTTGTTGTCCAAAAGGACACATATTCGAGAAGTTTGTTAGCAGCAGCGCAGCAGTCAGCAGGTGCGATTGTGGCGAGGATGCTAAAAAAATGCTATCTGCCCCGTCCTTTGTTCTGGATGGTTCTAGCGGGGATTTCCCTGGTAGACACATCAAATGGATAAAAGATCACGAACAAGCAGGTAGAAGAAATACATCTCCATAATGATTTTATAATCACGGGGTTTAATTATGTCAAGAGCGTCAATTGTTGATGTGCCTCCTGAAGAGGAGCAAGCAGTCAGCGTTGAAAGTGAAGGTCAAGAGATTCAGCAATTTCCTGTAGATACAACTCTAACGGATGAAGTTGAGCAACCTCAAGAGCCTCAAGTTCCAGAGAAATACGCAGGTAAATCTTTGGAGCAAGTTGTACAGATGCACCAAGAAGCTGAAAAGCTTTTAGGCCGTCAGTCTTCTGAGGTAGGAGATCTTCGCAAAGTTGTAGATGATTACATTACTAATCAACCGCAACAATCAGCACCTCAACAAAGCGTTGAGCCTGAAGATGATTTGGACTATTTTACAGATCCTCAAGCCGCCGTTAATCGTGCGATTGATAATCATCCTAAAATTAGAGAAGCTGAAGCGTACACTGCTAGGTACAAGAAACAAACGTCACTAGCGGAGTTGCAAAGCAAGCATCCTGACATGCAAGAAATCCTTAAAGATGAGGGTTTTAAAGAATGGGTAGGAGGATCTAACTTTAGGCAACAGTTATTTGTAGAGGCGAATACTAATTATAGTGCTGAAGCTGGTGACGAACTCTTTACTACTTGGAAAGGTTTAACAAGCAGTAGACGAGAAGTCGCAGAGCAAACCGCAAATCTTGAAAAACAAACGCGGAAGCAACAAATTAAATCAGCTAATACAGGTAGCGCACAAGGCAGTGCAGAGGGATCGCGTAAAAAAGTCTATCGTAGGCCCGACATTATTAAACTAATGAGAACAGACCCAGAAAGGTATACCGCTTTACAAGATGAAATTTATAAAGCGTACCAGGAGGGTCGGGTTAAATGACTTAATGGAGAAGTAAAATGGCTACAGCAGCATATCCCGGCGCAGGTGGTAATACTGCGTTAACAGAAGCAGCAACATTCATACCTGAAATATGGTCTGACGAAATCGTTGCGGCTTATCAGAAAAACTTAAAGATGGCTCCGCTTGTCAAAAAGATTGCTATGAATGGCAAGAAAGGCGACAAGTTGCACATCCCCAAGCCTACTCGCGCTGATGCTAATGCTAAGGCTGCTGATACAGCAGTTACTATCATTGCCAACACTGAGAGTGAATTGACTATCGACATCAATCGACACTTTGAATACTCAAGGTTGATCGAGGACATTGTTGAAGTACAGGCTCTTAGCAGTTTACGTCAGTTCTACACAGAGGACGCTGGTTACGCTCTTTCTACCAAGATTGATGCAGACCTACACTCTTGTGGTACTGGTTTCGGTAACGGCGGCGCAGTAGTATTTGCTGCCGCAGTAGCACCTACTGACTACCAGCACACAGGCTGTTTCTTTAACGATGGCGGTACAACAACTCAGTACACAGACGACACAGCAGTTGCTGCTGACGTATTTACTGATGCGTTTTTCCGTAACATGATTCAGAAGCTTGATGACAATAACGTGCCGATGGATAATCGTGTACTTGTCATTCCTCCTTCTGTTCGTAATACGATTATGGGTATTGATCGGTATGTATCTTCTGACTTCGTAAGTGGTCAGGCGGTTAACTCCGGTCTTATTGGTAATCTGTACGGTGTAGACGTTTACGTTTCTGCCAACTGTGCAACTATCGAAGCCGCTGGGGATAACTCCGCATCAGCCATCGATACTCGCGCTGCGCTTCTCTTCCACAAAGACGCTATTGTCCTTGCAGAGCAGCAGTCAGTACGTTCACAGACTCAGTACAAGCAGGAATATCTCTCAACTCTGTACACGGCAGATTGCCTGTATGGTGTTCAGGTGTATCGTCCTGAAGCTGGTTTTGTTCTCGCAATAGCCGAGTAACGAGCGACACTGGAGGGGGTCTTAACCGGCCCCCTTTTTGCCGTTATTTTTATTGCTTGAGGGAACCTAGCTAATGTCTAACTATACAAAAACAACAGACTTTGAAGCTAAAGATGGCTTACCTTCTGGCGACAGCGGTAAAATCATTAAAGGCGCAGAGTTTGAAACCGAATTCGATAACATTGCAACAGCCGTTGCGACTAAATCTAACTCCGCTGGGCCTACTTTTACTGGCACAGTAACCTACGCAACTCTGAATGACGGAACAACAGCACTTACGTCAACTGTAGCAGAGTTAAATATCCTGGATGGAGTAACCTCCACAGCAGCCGAATTAAACATATTAGATGGTGTCACAAGCACTGCTGCTGAATTAAACATACTAGATGGCGTGACAAGTACCGCAGCCGAACTCAACATCTTAGATGGCGTTACTTCTACCGCTTCCGAATTAAACATTCTGGACGGAGTTACAAGCACTACTGCTGAACTAAATATTTTAGATGGCGTTACAGCAACTGCGGCAGAATTAAATTTAATTGACGGAGTCACAGCAACCACTGCTGAACTTAATATCCTAGACGGTGTTACGTCCACTTTTACAGAGCTTAATCTCTTAGATGGAGTGACCTCTACTACAGCAGAGCTAAACATTCTTGACGGGGTGACAAGTACAACAGCCGAACTTAATATCTTGGACGGTGTCACATCGACAGCCGCAGAACTTAATATCTTGGACGGAGTAACGTCCACCGCAGCAGAGCTAAACATCTTGGACGGCAAAGATTTCCTAGATGAAAATAACTTTGCAAGCGACAGTGCAAC